ACCGAGCGACCGGGAGCAACCGGGGCCTGCGCAGGAGCGGGCTGCGCGGGAGCAGGAGTCTCGTCGGCGAACATCGCCTCGAGTCTGGCCGCAGCGCTCTGGTTGCTCGCGCTCTCGCGATAGGCCATGAAGGCGTTCGCGCCTTGGGCATCATCGTTTCGCAGGTCAGGGGTTGCCATGCTGTGCCTCTGTTATTTCGCGGGACGCGGCGCAGGGGGCTTGTAGATCAACTGCCACTGCTCGATAAGCGCAGCCTGCCGCTCGTACTCGGCCTGCGTGATCTGCTTCTTGTCGAAGGCCTGCTTCGTCAAAACGAAGGTCTGGCGCAGGTCGAACGAACTCGGGCCGGTCGAGACAAGGTAAGTCGGGCGGCGCAGGGTCGCGACGCTCTGCACCTGTGCCGTGTTGCTGTACTCGGCGACGATGCGCTTGGCCTCGGTATCGGCCTGCGCGTCGGTGGCGTTCGGGTTCTCACGCACCCAAGTGTTCCAGTCGCGCAGGGCGTTGGCCGATCGGATGGTCGCCGTGTTGCCGACCTTCTTCTCGAACTCGCTCGGCTTGAGATTGTCCGCGATGTGCGAGTAGCCGCGCTTGCGCCAGCCTGTCTCGCGGGAGGCGTTGACGATGACCCGGTAGTCGTTATCGTTGAGCAGCCCCTGCATGACCGCCTGCCGGGCCTCGGGCTCGACATTCTCGCCGCCAGCCGCCCGCTCGGAGAGCGTGGCGTAGGTCGTGAAGTCCGTCACGATGTCCTGACGCCGAACTGCCTTCAGGGCTCGCGTCCGGTCGGACGAGTTCATCAGCCGCCCGTTGTTCGACAGGAAGCCCTGCAGCCCGTCGAGGTCGCCGGCGGCTATCAGCTGGTCCACTTGGAACCCGAGGTTGCGCTCCATGTCGTCCCGCGCACGCCGCGCCTGACGGTCGGCACGCTCCTCGACAGCGTTCTGGCGGGTGATGGCCTGCGTCGCCTCGTCCGTCGCACGGTTCAGAAGCTTGGTGCGGGTCGGCTCGTCGAGGCCGGGGTAGGCGTTGTCGATGAGCCGCTGCCGCGTGGCGATCGGGTTGTTGAACATGTCCCGGTTCACCCGGTTGGTGACGGCAGAACTGCTGAACCTCTGCGACTTGTCCACCGCTTCCTGCGGCGAGATGATGCCCGCATCCAAAGCGTCTTGGATGGCGAGCGTCCCTCGAGCCATGATGTCGGCATCCTTCTCCGGGTCATCCGATCCGGTGAGCCCCGCGTAGGTGCCGAGCGACTGGTCGAGACTCGCACGGGCAACCCCGATGCGACCCTTGACCGCAGCGCGGCGCACGGTAAACCGCTTGTCGGTGGCTGGCTTGGCAAAGTCTGACCGCCACGCCTGGAACAGCGCGTTGTCGCCGCCCGTGACCTGCGCCACGTCGTCTTGGATTTTCTGGAGATGCTTGTCGTACCTAGATTCGTAGGTGTCGTAGTCGGTGTCGGTCTCAAGCCCGAGCTCGAACTCGTTGAGCGACTGCATCGCCGCTGCGTTCAACTGCGTCAGCTTCTGCGCCCGCTCGGCCTGACCCACGCGCTCGGAGAGCTGCTGCATCTGCGCGAAGGCTTGCGCACCACGCGCCACAGCCTCGGCAGTCTCAGCCGCCTGAGTCCCCACAGCAGCGAGCCCACGCGCACTCGGCGTAGCGATGCGCGGGACAACCTGCTGACGGTAGAACTCAAGCTTTGCCATTATCTCGGCCCCGAGTATCGACCGCTTGTGGTGGTCATCGTGGTCGGAACTCGCCGACCCGTCACGGTCACGCCGGTCAACTGCGACGACTTCGGGGATCGAGAGGGCAGCGTCCCACCCGCACCGGAATACCCGCTGAGACCGGCAGATGTGGCCTGCAAGATGCCCTGCACCCATGACGGGCGGGATGCGCGAGTGATTTTCGCCTCGGTCAAGAGACCTTGAGCCTGCGTCTCACCCTGATACGCCAGGGACAGAGCGTCCAGCTCGGCAGCCGTCGCCGCTTGCTTGTACACATCCCCGAAGGTCACCGAGTCAGCTAGGCCCGCCTGAGCACCCGCCGCCCGCAGCTCGCCGAACTGCCGCCGCGTCTCGCGCCCGAGCGCCTCAGTCTCAAGCCCAGCCTGCCGCCGAGCGACACTGGCATCGACCTCAAGAGCCTGCGCTTGAGCCTTTCCAACGGCTCGCTGCTGGGCGGTAGACATCAGAGACGACCCCGCCGATGCTGCAGCAGACAATATCGCTATCGTTACCGGGTCTGTCATCAGAGTACCCTCGCGTACATGTCCATATCCTGACCTCGCTGGAAGGCTCGCATCCGGCCCTCACGCTCAAACCCGAGCATTCTCGCCCATCGGTGACCGGGCATAAAGTCCGGCACCACATACGCCTCGACGCGCTCGATCCCGCAGCCGTCGAAGAACTCGGCAACCGCACGGTGAATGCTTATCATGCACCGCCCGGAGTCCGCAGAGAGCAGCGCCCACGCCGACGCCCGCCCCTCCCAGAGATTCACGAGTCCCGCACAGCACACAATCCGACCGCCCTCCCGCGCCGTGTAGCAGGGACCCGCCTCGGACAGCTCCTGCCCATAGCCCGGTCGCCCCACGAACGCCGACAGGAACTCCTGCGACGGCTGCAGGCTCAACTCCCGAAGGTCAGCCGGGACGAATGGCAGCACCTCAAAGGTCATCCCTGCGTCTCCAACTCAGGGTAGAGCGCGATGACGGTCATCGGCAGCGGCTGGTCAGCCACCACCCAGATGCGCCCGTCCGTCTCGTACCCGCCCGGAAAGGCGAACACATCAGTATCGCCCGTCAGCAGGGGCGGCTCCTCGTCCATAAAGTCGTTGTTCTTCCGGTACTGGATGAGGTCGAGGTTGTTCGGCCCCGGTCCCACCTTGCCGCCCAAGCTCGCATATAGCCGCAACCCGCACTTGTGGATGCGCTTGATCTTGGCCTGCGCCGTGCCGATCGCCGCACCCGCCTCGATGCGCTGCGTCGCAAGCGTCGAGGTGTACGGATACCCCACAGTCGCCCGAGAGGTTGGGAACGGCATCGTCACCGCACCGTCCGTCACCACAAGTCCGGTAACCTCCTCGCCGTCCGCAAGCGCAGAGACCGTCTCGCCCTCGAGGTGCCACAGGCCGCGCAAGGTCGTCGCCGTCAGCCGCCACTCGTTGAACGGGACATCATCGTTCGGAAACACCGAGACGATGGTCACAAGCGCCGATTCTTGGTCGATGACCGTGGTGATCTCCGCACGCGCCGAGCGCCAGAGCTCGTTCTCCTCGTCGTAGTACCGATGCACGATCTCGCGCCCAACATCCCCCGCAACAAACACAGGGTCGTTGATGGTGATGAGGTCGCCGTTCTCAGCTTCGATAATCTCGTCGGCCTCGCTCGCAATCTCAAGGCTTGAGGTTACCGTGACTTCCACCCCGGTAGATCCGGCAGTCTGGTACCCGTCCGCAAGGAACAGATCGGCAGGCACCACCGAGTTGAACTCAAGCGAGGCGTCCAGGTACCCAGCCCCTTGGATGTCCTCGCCTTCCTCAATCGACTGCCCGATGTACTCGATGAACCGCTGCGTCCGGTTCACATCGTCTTCGGTTGTCAACTGGTCAGAACCCTCGGTCAACAAACCGCCACCGGCCTCAAGCGCCAACTCATACGGGAAGTCGCCCTCGATGGTGCGCGAGACCACCAACCACACATCGTCCAAGTCCCCGTTCGGGCTCGGGATGATCTGCACCGCCTCGACCTTTGCGTCGTTCCCCGCGATGGGATGCTGGTGCCAGCCATAGATGTTCTGCTCGCGGTCGTAGGTCAACCCGATAAGCTGCCCGTTCCCCAGGACGCACCAGATGATGTCATCCGGCTCCTTCTGGTATTCCATGTCCACGATGCCGGAGCGCGTGATTTCGGGGTAGAGCACGTTCATGTCCCGAGGTACAAACGCATCCACCTGCAGGTCGAACCGCAGCTCCATGATGCGCCGCCCACCCACGCGGGCGAAGATGACCGCATCCTCGACCAGAGTCGGCTCGAGCTCCATCGACCCCTCGGCACTCTGCAGGTCGAACTTCACGTTCTCCGGGCCGAGCGGCGCAGTCGTCACGTTTTCGCGAATAGCGATTTCAGCCCCCGCAGTCCCGACGATGAGCGCGTTACCCGGACGCAGCCACCGCACCTTGTCCACATTGCCGACCGCCAGAGTCAGGTTCAGCGCGTTGTCGGCAAGAATCTCGCCCATCGTATCGACCGCATGGGAGGAGTAGTCCCCAGCAACCGAGGCATACACATCCTGCCCACCGCCCCACCACAGCCGGTCGCGCCAGAAGGCCGTCTTGTAGGGGTATGCCGCACCCATGCCCAGCCCCCACGCGCCCACACGGTATGCGCACGAGGCCGTCGAGAGCAGCTCGTTCGGAGCCACGCCGGGACCCACCACATCAGCCACCACCACCGTCGTGCTCGTGACCGAGGTGATCTTGAGGATGACATACCCCGGATGCAGGAACTTCCACAGCACACCCGTATTTCCGTCGTAGTCCTGCCCCTCCTCGTGAATGGGCCGGATCGCGCCGGTCGTGGCACTGTTCATCGCCTCGTAGAACTTGCCCGAGGACTTGCGGATGTCGCCAGCCGTGATGGCCTTTGCCGGCTCCCACTGCGTCGTCGTGATGTTCACCGGCTGCAACCGCAGGAGCATCCCCACGGAGTCGTTGTCGAAGATGGCAAGGGCAGAGGTCACCGTGACACTGCCGGTCGTCGCGGTCAGCGAGAAGCTTTCTTTCGCATTCGGCTCACGCTGGAATGGGCCATCGGTCGGCGCGTAGTCCGCAAAGGCCCAGCTCGTGTTCCCGCTGCGCGTCAGGGTCTGCGGCGCATACCCCTCGCACCCGATATAGAGCACATCGCCAGACTGGGCAATGGATAGCGCCGAGGTGTTCTCAGCGGTGAGCAAATCCTCCACCGCATACGGACTCGGGATCGTGTAGACCCGCGCCACATCTCCGTTGCCACCGTAGGCCGTGTACCCGGTCGTGTCGATCACGCCGCCGTCGATGTCGTAGAGCTCGAAGGTCTTGGCTCCGGCATTGACATTCGTCACCTTCACATACCGGCCATTCACCTGTGACATGCCGGCGACCTGCGAGATGTACATCCAGTCGCCGTTCGACGGGTCTGCACCCACATAGGTCAGCACACCCGGACTCGCCTGCGTGATGTTCGAGATGTCGAGCGGGTCCTCGAGCACCACCCCACGGTCGGTGAAAAGCCTGCAGTAGTAATCGCCGAACTCGATGACATACGCCTGGTCGAAGGCGAACTCGAACCGCTGCAGCCACACCCGCTTGTCAGGGTATCGCGTCTGCAGGACATACTTCGTGCCGGGACACCGCTTCGCCGGACCCTGCGCGGTCGGGATGAACCGCCGCATACGGAAGGTCGAGGAGGCGTACTTATCGAAGTCGGTGCGACCGCTCATCAGCGACCCGACCTCGCCACCGTTGAAGTTGACGATCGCTGGGTTGACGTTTGGCATCAGAGCCTCACGGACAGCCAAGTCGTGTCGGCAATCGACTCCGGTGGGTTTTCAATGGCGTTTGCTCGGACCGCCTCCGTCAGACACAGGCGATAGTCGCGCAGCGCCGCGTTCTTTTTAGCGTCAGATTGTGTCAAAGCCTCTGCGACGTTGTACGCCAGCAGAGCCGAAAACGCCTCGTCAAACGACGAGTCGAACTGGGTCGGGTCAGTCACCCGCGACAGATACCGCAGGTTCATCTGACCAGATGAGTTGGTCAGTATCTTGCCACCCTCGAGCTGGTACTCCTGCCCACCGCCGCCAATCAGGTCGGACAGATCCGGCGCAGGGAAGTACGCGCCGACCTGCAGGATGCGCAGACAGTCGGTCGGCAGGGTGTACTGGTATGAATAGCCAAAGGTCGGCACCGCGACATCTGCCGCGATGTTCGCCCGCTTCACGCAGAACCGCCAGTTGTAGGTGCGCTGAAGCTTGTCCCGCAGCATCCCATAGATGGCGTTCAGCTCACGCGCAGGCTTGGTGTTATCCGTAAGCGAAGTGATCCGCAGGTCACCAATCTTGGTGAGCGCGAGGTTCGCAATTGCAACGTCACTCGTAGCCACGGGCTCCTCCCGCAGCTATTAGGCTGGCGGCCAAGTATCCTGGGTGATTGCTTCCTTGAGCGTGTCGATCAGCAAGAGCACCTCGAGCTTGCTCATACCGATGAGATCCACCCGCACCTCGACATCGAGGCTGGTCGTGGACGCACTCTCGGTCACGCTGCGGACACCGGCAGCGCCACGGTCGATTCCATAGAAACGGTCAGCCATGTCTGTCTCCCAGAAAGAAGGGGCGAGCCGGTTGCCCGACCCGCCCCTATGCCTTACGCCGTGTAGCGACCGATGAGCTTCACGGTGGCGGTGGCGTCAGCGGCCGCCGTCAGCGTGAGCGTCACGTCGTAGAACACGCCCGGATCGGCGGTGAGGCCGAGGGCGTCCCACAGCTCCTTGCCCGAGTTGGCGATGGTGAAGAAACCACCGCCCTCGTGCAGAACGTCCACGCCGTTGAGCGCACCGTCCTTGAGGGACAGGGCGTCGGCGAAGAAGTTCGCATCGACCACCGCGCCACCGTCCTTGGCCGTGCGGTACAGGCCGATGTCGGTGATGGTCGTGGTGCCGATGTCGGGCGAGTAGATGCGGAGGTCGGTCACCACCGCGTTCGACGGGAGCCGGAACATCCGGTACGTCGAGGCGATGCTGTCCGTGTCCGTGATCGCCACGGTGGCGACCTCGATGCGCTCGAAACCGCCATCGACACGAGGGTTGTTGAGGACCGCCGGGACTGCGTCCGCGTTGGTGACGAGAGTGGACTTGAGATTGACTACAGCCATGATGGTCTACTCCCTTACTCGGCGCACAGGATGTCGACGACCTTCTTCTCTTCCGTGCGCGTGGCACCGAAGGTACCCATCAGGTAGACCTGATACGGGTGCGAAGACAGGTCACGACGCTGCGTGACGTTGGACATGATGTCGTTCCAGACGCCCAGGTGAACACCCGACGGCACCCACACGGGGCAGCGGCGGTGAGTCGTACCAGAGGAGACAGGAAGACGCTCGGTGTGGATGAAGTTGATCCCGAGGAAGCGGGTCACCTTGCCGTCCTGCAGCACCGGAGCATCGGTGTTGAAGTCGGCGTTCGTGACCTGCAACTGACCGAGAAGGTCATCGTGCTGCTCGGCGCTGATGGCGCAGTAGGCGGGCTCGGCATCGAGGTCCACCTCGTTCTCCATCAGGATGCGACGCGCTTCACGCAGCTTGTCCACCGTGAGGCCCACGTTGCCAGCGGCAGCGTAGTTCACAGCGACCTGCTGGTTGGAGGTGTCGAAGTTGGTGGTCGTGCCACCGGCCTCGCCCGTCTTGTTCGCGCCGAAGATGCCCGAGATGATGACATCATCGATGGCGCGGCCCATCGCGTAGAGCCCGTTCTGCGAGTAGGCAGACTGCGGGTCGGCGAGGAGACGGAGCTTGTCGAAGTTGTCGATCAGGTCAGCCCAGTCGAAATCCTCCGGGAACACCCAACGGCGGTTGTTCGGAGTGTTGACCGGGACGATCGGCGAGTACCGGGTCGAAACGGCACGGGCGCTGGTGGCACCGTACTGCGTGACGACTTCAGAAGCCTTGCCCTTGTACGAGCCAGTCTGCACGGCACCGCGCAGCTTGGAGCCCTTCTGCTGCAGGAGCAGCGAGATGTTCGTGCCGTACTGAACGGCATAAACGGATGCGATATTGTCGGCCATGATAGCCCTCCAGAAAACATTAAATGACGATGTTCTCGGATGGCTTGTCCGTTACCGGGGCCGGAATCCTTGCCCGTTCCGCTCGGGCCGAGCGACCGTCTTTCCGGCTGTCAGCGGGGCCTCGCGGCTTACCCGACCTCTGGTAAAGAGCCGGGAGGTTTAACCCTCCCGGCAACACACAGAGGAGAACACACGGGCGGATAGTACGACGACCATCTGCCGGATGCAACTACTCCTCGGTGACACCCGGATTCGCCATCCGGTTAAGCGCCATCATCTCCTCGATGGCACTCTGTCGGACACGCTGGTCTTGGTGCATATACCGACCCATGAACTCCTGATCGGCGAACAGCGAGGCCACCTTGTTCTTGGCCTGCGCCGGGGTCAACGCACCGCTCGACGGGGTGTCGCTGCCCACAAAGTCAGCCTCGCCGAACTTGGCACCGATGGCGTGGAACAGTTTCATCACCTTTGCGGTGCCGATCGCCCGCTCGAGCGAGTCAAAGGTCGCCTCGTCGATCCCGGCTTCCTTGCCGAACTTGAGCACCGCCCGCTTGGCGAGCTCCTCGTTCTGCGCAGCAGCCGCGCCCCACTCGCCCTTGAGCGCCGCGTACTCGGCCTCGGACTGCTTGGAGAATGCCTCGTCTGCCGCCTCGATGCGCGAGGTCGAGGCCTTGTTCCACCACTCGGCGAGCCCCTTGGCCTGCTTCGTGGTCAGCCCGAGCTCGTGCAGCACCGGGGCCGCAGCCTGCGCGAACGAGCCGTCATCGCCGTCCGGCACCGGCAGCTCGTACTTGTCGGCGC